TTAAATTTATTACCAACTGAAGCAGATGCTATAACTTTAAATTTTTTAAATCAATTGAATTCGGAACAATCTGTAATGTTTGCTTCTTTGTTATATACATTGAATGATGTTACAGAGGATGAGTTAAATACTATAAACTTCAAATCCGGCATTGGACATGATTTATTCAAATTAGAACCTAAGGGTATAGGAAAAGGTGAAATTTTATTAGCATCTTTAATCAAAGGATCACGAATAAACGGCAGCGGAGTATCATTTGATATGACAGCAAATGGACGATCCTATGAAATAAAAGATTATACTGGTGGGAAAGGAAATGCTAAATCGATTCGATTGGGTACTAAAGCTAGTGTTACTAGATTTAAATTTTGGGATGAAATAGTAACAACTTTGAAACGTCTAGATCAATTACGAGGAACTGTTGAAAACCCAAAATTTAAATTTCATAAATATTTTAACGAATCGTTGTTAAATTCTATTGCATATTTAGATGATCGGCGCACATTTATTTTAGCTGGAAATTTAAATATGAAAGATAAACAATTTTTAATGCAATTTTATCGAGAAGCTAACTTATTAAATTCTGAAATACAAGGATATACTAATGTTATTTTACGCGGACCAAATGCTACTCCTATAGAAATGTCAATTGAGCCATTAAAACAAACAATTGATGGATCAGTAACTATTAAGCCTATCGATGATGGTAGTCAGGACATTACATATATTAACACAGAACTTCGTCGATTAAAATACGTACGACAACCAGAAATGTTAGATGTAGATTTACAAGAAGCTGTTGATTCAATTATAGGTAACGATTTACAATTTATTGTTTTTAGAAAAGATCGTATACGAGTTACAAACGAATTTAGATATGTAGTTATAGATGCCGGAAAAATACGTATAATAGAAACGGCAATTGGTTCAGATAAAATTGATTTAAGCGATACGGATATAACTGAGGAATATGAACTTTGAAAACACAACTACTTTGCACATTTGCACATAAAACGGATTTAAACATTATATCCGAATACATACAACATAACTACGAGATTCCAGAACGTCGAATATTTGTATTTGCAAACGAAGATCATGCAGACAATTTGTATTGCACATACAATGCTATCGATTCTGGTCGCAGAGGACAAAACACAATAAGCATACACCGTAAAAAAGAAACAAATACCTTGTATACGGTTAATGCACTTAATGAAGTTATACGAACGGTTAATAACGGAGTTTTAGATAAAACATATCAATTGGATTGGAGTAAATATCAAAATTCATTTATATTAACAGATGATGCTGGATATCGTGTTGTTGGATTGGTATTTTTTAAGAAAATTACTTGGAATTGATATTTATATAAGTAATAGGAATAACTATGCTAAAATTAAAACATTTATTAAAAGAAGATGAGCAGAAATGGAATCCTGCTGATTATAAGTCGCCAGCACAATTAGGTAAAACGACTGGATTAGATGCCGAAGCAGATCAAAGAATACAGGATAGTTTTTTATCTAAACTAGAACAAAACTATTCTAGAATAAAACGAGCTCGTATTGATATGGCTGAGTTTAAAAATGATGTGATGGATTTGTTATCAATCTATAAAGATAAAACGCCTGGCAGTGCGACTACTATGGATTTTATAAATGCATTTTTAGAATTATATCCATATTCAAAAACATATAGCGGATGGCAAGGAACTTACCGAGATGTAAGAGATAATCTTAATCGTATGTTACAACACGCATATGCAATCCAATCCGGCGATACTAGCAGTTACGCATATCGATTTTCAAAATAAGTAATTATGAAAAAACTAGAAAACATCCTAGCAGAAAATATGCGTCGTTTTAATACAAAAAATCTACACGAAGCTGATTTAAGTGATTTGGAAAATAAATTAGGATTCGATGGTGCCAATCGAGATCCTCGAACAGGTAATCCAATGTTTGATCCTAAGAATTTAAAACTTCATATTAACCGAGTTGATTATGATACCAACATTTCTGGTATTACATCTATGTATTTTCAAGGATCTGGAATTGATGATAAAAATACATTTCAAGATATTGTGAACGACATCAAACAAGATATTGAAAGTAAAAATGATCCAACTGGTGCATATGATCAAACCAGATTAGTATCCGACATTACATTTGACTGTGAACTTAAAGTTGGTACCGATACTATCGATTTGACAGTTACATATGATGAAGATGGTGATATTCAAAATGTAGAAATACAGGATGAAGATATTGCTACAAAATATGGAATAAGTGATTCTACGATTATGGATTATTTATTTTAAAAACAAAAAAAAACTTAACAAATTACTTTGATTTAACGATTTAATTACTTATAATGTAATTAATATTTTATATTTTATTAACCAATTAAAAAAGGATTTAACCAATGGGCTTAAATTTAGATGCCATAAAGGCAAAACTCAATCAGTTGAACAAAACTGATGAAAAGAAAAACAATTTGTGGAAACCTGAAGCAGGTAAAACAAGAATCCGTATCGTGCCATATGTGCACAGAAAAGACAATCCATTCTTAGAATTGTATTTTCATTACGACATTGGCAAAAGATCAATGTTATCACCGATCTCATTCGGCAATGCAGATCCAATCGTAGAGTTTTCAGACAAACTAAAAAAAACTGGCGATAAGGATGAATGGATGATGGGTCGTAAAATTGAGCCTAAAATGAGAACTTATGTACCTGTTATCGTGCGCGGTAAAGAAGCAGAAGGTGTAAAGTTTTGGGGATTTGGTAAAACTATCTACGCAGAACTATTATCAATTATCTCTGATCCAGACTATGGAGACATTACAGATTTAATGAATGGTCGTGATATTGATGTAGAATTTACTCCTGCAGAAGGTGGTGCATTTCCAAAAACTGCAATTCGAGTGAAACCAAACACACAGCCAGCAACAGAAGATAAAGCAATTGCTGAAAAGATTATGAATCAACCAGTAATTACTGACATATTTCCTGAACCAACTTATGAAGAGTTAGAAGTTGCATTAACAGAATGGATGAATCCTGAAAATGCAGATTCAGATGTAGCAGCTGATGAAGAAGAAGAGGCACAAGGCGTTTCAACACCAGCAAAAGCTGCAAAGCCAGTAGCAGGTAAAGTTGATGACGTAGCATCAGCATTCAATGATCTTTTTAATTAAGAAGGAGTTATAAATGGCAAAGAGTAAAAGCAAACTGGAACTGGAAGACTCATTAGCAAGTACATTAGCTGATAGCATTAACAAGCAATTTAAAGGGCAAGCTCTTAAAACAGCTTTCTTTTTAGAAGGAGATGCTGATTCACCAAGCAATGTAACAGAATGGATTTCATCTGGTTGTGATATGCTCGATTTAGCGATTTCAAACCGATCGAACGGAGGATTCCCAGTAGGTCGGATAACTGAAGTTACCGGATTAGAAGCATCAGGTAAGTCTTTATTAGTATCTCATGTAGCTGCAGAAACACAGAAAAAAGGTGGATTAGCAGTTTATATTGATACAGAAGCAGCAACTAGTGCTGAATTTATGTCAGCTATTGGAATTGATTTGAAATCAATGTTATATGTTCCATTAGAAACAGTAGAAGAAATTTTTGAAACAATTGAAACTATTGTTGAACAGGTACGTAAATCAGATAAAGATCGTCTCGTTACTATTATTGTTGACTCTATTATGGGTGCATCTACAAAAATAGAAATGGCTGCTGAATATGACAAAGATGGATATGCTACCAGTAAATCAATTATTCTATCAAAAGCAATGCGTAAGGTAACTAACTGGATTGCACGAGAAAGAATTTGTTTGATTATGACTAATCAGTTACGAACTAAATTAGGGGTATCATTCGGCGATGCGTGGACAACATCGGGTGGTAAAGCGATTCCATTTCATGCATCTGTACGTCTTCGTCTTAAGAATACTGGAATGATTAAAGCCAAAGTTGAAGGCGTTGAACAAGTGGTAGGAAGTAAGACTGAAGTACAAGTAGTGAAAAACAGAATGGGTCCTCCGCATCGAAAAATCAACTATGACATCTATTATGATAGTGGTATTGATAACTATGGTGGAT